TTTCAACTGACTCATTAGAGTTTTTTGTAAGAACATTATCTGCCCAGCAAATAAGACTACCACTACACCAATCGTTCCGTATTCTGCGAATAGTTCAATCAATGTCATACCCCATTACTTCCCAACCGTTGCATGAAACAAAGAACATTAATGCAATTATGATGAAGGGTATCAATGGGGTAGCCCATCCTATCCACCTAATATATCGCTCAGGCGTTCTCGAATGTATCTCAGAGAATATATCGTCATATCGTATCTCATAGTCTTCTCGAGTAATATTCATCGGTCTCCTCTTATCACCTTTTCCGTTCATTTTCCATCTTCCTTTTAATGTAACCTTCCCACATGTCTACTTTAAGAATAGCACGTTCGTCCGCTTCTATCTTTTCAGGAGAAACATACACGAATGGTAAATCGTAACTCGTAGTTGCATTTTTCAATGTGCTTTTTAAAAAATATGTTTTAGGATTCATCGTCTTTAGGGATTAGCTCAGTCAGCCCTTCAATAGCACCGCTGATAGCAATAATCTGTTGTTCGCGTTCCATTAATGCGTTACGCAATTCTGCAACGTCATTACGCAGAGTCGTTAGCGACTCTTTATGTGTATCAATTTTATCCTGCACGTCCTGTTTTTTTATATCTGTTTTCAATTTTCATCTCCATTTGGTTCTTCAGCTTCATGGTCAAGCCATGCTTGCTTAACTTCATCTGTCCATAATGCACCCGCTAGTGCTTGTATTTCTGTACTTTCGCCTGATACGTCCATATCAGAAGTCAGGGTTCGTCTGTGGAATGAGCGTGATAACTCAGTATACCCCTTGCTTGCTGTGCCTTCAGATACGATGGTAGCTTCTCGAATTTGTATGTGTTTGAATTTGGTAACTATCTCATATTTATCATTAGTTATTTCTTTTTTAAGTGCCATAATGCCCTTCCTTATTCGGATGTTTCGTAAGCAATTTGAAAATAAATGTCATCACCGCTTGATAGGTCTGCGTTGCTCATTTTACTCCAAGCCGACCCACCACCACTCTCATAGAAAAATAAATCTTCAGATGTATTCACGAATGGAGACACGTTATTTGCTTTTGTGTTAAAGTTGACCGAGTTAAGCATTGCTGTTCCGCCTGTGGCTGAATGACTCACACTAAAGGGTAAGCCTGTGATGGTGATGTTCCCTGAAGACGTACCGCTTGACACGTTAGATAAGTGTCCCCATAAAGTGACCACATTACCGATTTTAGTGTACCGATTATTTGTGGAAGTACCACTATGTGTCCATGATGAATTCATGGTAGGAGTCCAACTTCCTTCTTCATAATCATCAAGTGTTGTTGACGATGAATTAAGTTTGACTCCGCTATCGAATTGTCCTACACCATCCACATGAAGTTCTTTGCTGGGCGAAGTTGTCCCGATGCCGACATTGCCACTATTTATTATACAATCACCTCCACCTGGAGTTAAATATAAATCTCCAGGTTTACTTCCGTGGTCAGTGCCGTAAAAAGTTGCAAATGCCCCCCTACCAGCTGAAACATCTCCACCACCACCAATTCGTGTAGCTTTTGTATCAGAGCCGTTAGAAGTATCTGTATATATATCTAACCAAGAAGAATGACTGCCTATAATAGAACCATTTACATTAATATGTCCATCTACATCGAGTTTTTGGCTAGGACTCGTAGTTCCGATGCCGACATTGCCACCAGTTATAGTCATTTTAGTAGAACCATCTTCTCTTATATAAACATCTCCACCAGCATTATCTATATCACCTAAAAATGTGTTTCCATTATATAGTAAAAATCTATTCGTGCCAATTTTGTAAGCATAACCACTATCTATATTTATATCATCACTAAATGTGGCAGATGTCCCTGTTAATGCACCTGTTGACCCATCAATAATTTTTGTGTAATTATTTACTGCACCATAAGCAAAGCCTACCCCTGCAATAGCATAGCCTGCCTGTAGAGTTAATGCGGTAGTCGCGTTATTCCCTGCGTATAAATAAGTAGCACCACTTACTCCGTAAATAATAGGAGTATTTCCTGCCCCTCTAATTTGTAGAGTGCTAGATGATGAATATATTTGTCCATTGGTAGTGAGATTACCTGTTAAAGTTCCACCACTTAATGGGAGATGTCCGACTTGAGAGTATGTATAAGCCGTATCCCAATTAGAATCTTTTCTCGTTCCTGCACCCGTGCCACTTGCAGGTTTAGAGTAGATTCCTTCATCGAACATTAACTTGCCATCAACGAGGAAGGTTAATGTCGGTTCTGTTCCCGTTAAGCGAAAAGATTCATTGCTCCCATACGAGCTACCATCTCCGTGAAAATATTCTAAATTCCCATATTGGGAGCGTCCTGTATGGTCACTAAATTTAATACCAACACCTGTTCCATTCGTGCTTGAGTATAAAACAAGAGGGTCATCACTCGTTAAAGTTCCACCACTTGAAGGGAGATAGGAGTGTGTGTGGTTGCCTGCGGCAACATCACTGCTACCACTGCCAATATCGGCATCTGTTATGACTTTTTTCCAATCAGCCATTTTGTTTAACTACTTCTTTTTCGAATGCTTTCGAAATTTTACTAAGTAATTTGGCGATAACAGGAGCATCTTTACCTTTAATAGATAATGATTCAATAGCTACCTGAATAACTCGCAAATCGTCAATTTGTAAATCAACCTTCAAGGTTACTCCTATGTAATTCAGAAAGTTTGGTCAATACAACATGAGCCTGTATTATCTCACTACCTTCAAAAGTAGACCTCATTATCAGTTTTAGTATGAAGTCGGTGTCTTTAACTGATAATTTTATTTGTAGTTTAGGTTCATTCTTAACTAACCTACTCATTACATATATACATACATTTGTTCACCATTTGTGTCTATATGTAACGCCCCAACAATATCTTGATCGCCTGACGAACTAGTGCTTCTTGATATAACACCCAATCTGTTAGATACTAATGATGAGTTTTCATTAGAATTTTTATCAGATTTAGCGATCCATTCATTAGCGCTTTCATCCCAAAAGATACTTAGTGTCTCTGCTTCACCGCGCAATATTTCAATCCCAGCATCTGTAGATGGAGTTGCATTACTGCCAATACCACTATTTAGCGTAACGATATTATCTTCAACACTTAATGTTGATGTATTAATTGTGGTGGTTGTACCGCTAACGGTTAGATTACCAGCAATTGTTATGGTGTCGCTAGAGTCGCCGATCGTTAAACCGCCAGTACTAGCATTTAATGCAGTTTTCACATTATCTGTTGTACAACTAACAGCACTCTCTGACGCTACTCCAATATCTGTGATGTGACCGAAGCCATCAAGAGTAATATCTTGTATATAAGTTCGTCCACTGTTGTTAGAACTCGCCTCAGATGATGTGTCGGCATGAGATATAGTTATTGTATCCGTCTGATTATTCCCCGATGTTGTAATTCCTGTCCCACCTGTGAGTACAAAATCTGCTTCACCCGCAGTTGTATGACTCACTGAAGTACCATTATCTGCTAAAAACGAAACAGATTCTATATCCCCATAAGTGTTACTACTTGCCGATGTAATCCGCCCCTGTGCATCGACTGTTAATGTTGGTGCAGTATATGAGCCAGCTGTTACACTCGTATCCTCTAAATTTAGTGTAATTGTTTCGCTGGATGCTTGATTCGTTGTAAAATCACCACCCGTTGAAAGTGCTGTCCCGCCACTAATTGTTATTGTTGAATTATTAGCTTCCGTTACATTATTGTTATGATAATTAGCGTCATCTGCTGTTGTTATGACTCTTTTCCATGATGTCATGCCTTACTCCTCTTTATTGATCTTTTTGAATTACTCTTTAAGAATTGATGTTTGTCTTAATGCTAAGCTTGCCATTAATAAGTTTTTACTTCTAATTGATTAGAACCATTTATACAAGCATCTAATTTGTCTGTAGTTACTTTTATAGCAGCTATATCTGCTTGCATTAATGCAATATCATCTTGCATTGTAGCAATCACACCTGTATCATCTATTGTCACATTATCTAGCTGGGTAACAGTATTGTCGCATTTTAGTTTAGCTCCGTCATCAGATAAAACCTTATTCAGTAATTCTGATGCTGTATATTTATGGAAATCGGTTGCCATGTCTTACTCCTCTTGTTGTTGATCTTTTTTGCCATAATACAGATTTCCCCCATCACTGTATATACCGTTATCTACAGCCGTTGGAGGGGTAGATTGCTCTTTAAGAATTGGTACTCCATCATACTGAATTGAAAAAACTGTATCAGTATTATTTTTAAACTCCGCTACATTACCCGTTGAAATACTCGATAATGTTGAAAATAGAAAATAATCATCAGTTGCATTGGTGTACCTCGTTGCTACTCGGTCCCAAGTAACTCCATTATATAACTTTAATTGATTTTCGGCTGTATCATACCATAAATCACCCTCATTTAACCCTTTTGTTGGCGTGGTTGATCTTTGATAAAATCGGTTCGCAAGTTCTTCAATAATGTCTTGGACATTTGTATACGATAAATGCGTGTTAGATGTATTAATCGATTGATAGAGTGCTTGTTTTGACGCACCAACCGACTTTATAGTTTTAGCAACCTTCGATGGGACACTAACCGCTCTAGGACTATTTGATTTTAATGTTACCTGTACAGCCATTATCTGCTGACTGCATCCATAACAGTCATTCTCCCTGTTAGTAATTTCTCTTTTTTATTATCTTTATCAGATATAATATCCCAGTAGTGTCTGCCAGTATCTAACCCAGCGGTTACTGTATCCGTAAGACTGATAGTTACTTTACCATTGCCTGCATCTGTAACTTCTACGCCGAATACCGCGCTTGTAGAAACGCTACTAGGGGTTTTCCTTATTTTAGCCGTAACAGTAGCACCAATCAAACTCTGCGGATCACCATCAGAATCAGTAAACTCAAGTTCTAAGCTGAAGTCTGTAGATTTATATACAGTTACATCAATATGTCCAACCGCCATTAGTAATTATCTCCAATAATATGTATTCGAAATCCAATCATTCAGACTCCATCCCCTTGGCTAGTATTTGCAACTCTTGCTGAAACTGTGCTTGCAGAGCCTGAAGCTCTGCCTGCATTGCATTAATTTGCGCTGTTACACCAGATGCTAATTCCATGTCCTCTTCAACTTCGACATACTCTCTTAGCTTTTCTCTCCTGTCGGATAATTGTCTTATCCTACCACGAATTGCTGCCCCTAAGACAACCAGTGTTTCCAGCTCGGTTGGGAAGTTTGCTATTTCTGTCTGATCATAATCCACTAACGGGGTTTCAATATAATTAATTTTACCTGCCGTTACGGCTCCATCGCCTACAAGATATAAACTCCCGCCTTCAATATAATAAATTGGGCTTTCGTCTGTAGCATAATGAATAGAACCTGTATCTTTTACTATGTCCTTATTAGATGCGGGATATGGACGTGCTACGTATCCTGAATCATTATGTACAGACACAATACGTTTTCCCTTTAAAGGGTATCCTGTAGTTAGAACGTCTCCAGGTTCAGGGCTAACTTTCGCTAATCTTTCTAGCGGTACTACTTCAAATATTTCACGCGCGGTAGCTGTCAACCACTCGCTTATCGCCGTGAGCCAATCTGATTGTTCTATGTTAGGATCATTCGATCCTATGTAATCTTCTACCCTATTATGTAATGTTGTTGCCATATTTTCCAAAGATATAGGGTGAAATCCCTATTGTGTTTTATTTAATAATCATATCTCAATACATCCACAGCAGAACCATCTTTACCTCTGTTTGCTTCGTATTTTCCTTGCCTGACGGCGTTTTGCCATTCATTTGCATAGTATTGAGCTTTTTGGTAATCACCGCTTCTCGCGGCTAATTTTTCTATCACTCTTCCGATAATACCTTCGTGATAATCGTCAGGAATATTTGTTATATCTGTATCCTTCTTTGTAAAATGTATCCTAACTGTTTCCCCGTCAGCCAGTTTGGTGACATTAGAGTTATCATAGTCTCCAACCCCAAGCTTATTATCATTCATCCACCACACTTTCACTATACTGCCTCCGAAAGATCATCATTTTTTATTTCGCCAGCTAATTTGTCCATAATAGTGTCAGCATAATCCACTCTCCGAATACGGATAATATCATCTGCTGTTATACTTCCAGAAAACAATGAAAATGGATAATAGAGTACACTTGATTGTGTGGTGACGGTTTTTACATCATTAAGAATCTCCGTAAGAACCGTGAATTCTTTCACTGCGTTATCTAAAAGTATGTTTATCTCAGTCTCACCTGTGCTTGGCGAGAGTTGCTGAATAAATTCTCGTGCTTGTTTTTTAGTCATAATTTATTAAGGATGGGCGGGTGCTAATGCACCCGTCCCATCACACTTGTCATTTATTATGGAGTAGTTATCATTGCATGACTCTCTATCAAAGAGATACCAATACCTTCATCACTGAAGTATTGATCCTTCACACCATCGTAAGCATTATTAGTCTTAATATTTGCTTGAAACTTTGGTTTCCGATATTGAGCATGAAAAAGATTACTATCATCTACAATAACCATTTTCTTATTGTAAACACCACGTAATACAGGAGTAGGAATCAATTGGAGCATGCCGTGAGGTGTTTCTAGTAATCTGTAATTGAATCCTAGTTTGTCTCTCTTCATGTCGCCAAGATTAACTGTCCATCCAGAGCCATCAGCGAAAGTAGAACCACTTGATGTATTACCAAGTTTAGACCAATATCCAAGCGCTCCTGCACCAACAAATGCACGCTTCATCCCAGATGTTGGTACATACTGGAATATTTTTTCCGTAGCATCAACAAAATCGGAATATTTAGCAACATCGGTTGAATCAAAAATGTTTTGCGCATCTCCATCCGTTGATCCGTACTTTTCTAAAGCAGTCACAAGACCCATTGTAGAACGAATAACTGCACCACTATCATCTTTAATAGATGACTCTGCGAAACTTTCACCACTACCCATTCCTGTTCCTTTGGAGTTACCACCAAAGAGGAATGCACGCTCTTTCTGAATCTTATGTTGCTGATTCTTCTGTAAACGCAATCTAGCTAATTCATTCTTCTCGCCACGTAAAGCAGACGCATACAGCGTTCCAGTGATCTCAATAGGTGTCTTAAAGATTTGACAGGAGTTGTAGACTACTTCTAACTCATTTGCCCATGCTTCAGGAGATTCTGTTCCTTCCCCGTGTGCATTACCAACTACGCTATATACTGCATCAGCATTAGCCGCATTATTACCAATTGTTCCTGATCCTGCTATAGTCACAGGGGTGACTGAGAATGCAGTTTGGTCTGCAGCTCCAGTAAGCGTTACGATACCAACAACGGTGAATTCTTTGTCATCGCTACCGTTCACATGAGTCCATCTTACTTCTAGCCCCTTCCACGATGCGGGTGCTTCAGTACCTGATACTTTAGCTTCTAGACCTGTTACACCAGACAGTGCATCTATCGCCATTTCTGTTCCCACTGCGGGAGTTCCAGTGGCTGCATACTGTCCTGTAAACTCTTGTGTTACCCAAGGATTACGATGTTCAAACATCTTAAAGACAGGATCGGCTAACCCTGATTTTGTTTCTTTATTAGCTATAACAGTTGTAAACGGTGTTACATCTGTCCATAGCTCTTTTACATTATTTGGGGAAATGTAGAAGTCTCGTCTATCTGTATAGAGGACTCCAGCGCTTCCACCACTACTTAGATTCTTTGCAGACATTTTTATGTCTCCTTTTTAAGTTTAATTATTTAACCCATTAAACCCAAATTGAATGCCTGTTCATCTGTTATTTCTTCCTGTGCTTCACCCGATTGTAGTGACGCTGGTAAAGGTGTTTCAATTCCATCACTTATACCAGTAGTATGATTAACGGGGACTGCTTTCATCAATCCACGTTCAAGCATATACAGTGTAGTAAGATTTTTAATTGTAACCCCTTCTTGCCTACCCATAGCATCAACGAAATCGTCAATATTGTCACTAGGTAGTCCATAGCTCACCACTTCTCCTCGAACATTATTCAAAAAAGATGAATATTGTTGTTGCTCTGCAAGTTGTTGCTGCTGTACTATTCTCTGTTCTTCCATCTTAAGAGAATATTCAGCTACATCAGCTTGATAGGTATCCATAGCATCGCGATACTTATACGACTCGGATTCAGGATCAGTAACGGCATCAGTTGGGTCATAATCTGAAGGCTTTACAGGTCTTTCAGGGATAGTCACGGCATTCTCAGCTGGTTGTTGTCCTTGCTGATTTTGACTCATTGAAGAATTTTGGACATACGCTTCATATGACGACATTCTTTCTTGTAAATCGTTCAGCTCAGTATTCAACTGGTTGGCTCTTTGACTCTCCTTATCGAACTTGCTCTGCCAATGTTCAAAACGAGTAGGGTCTTCTTTTGCGTCTCCTACAGATTCTTGAACCTCTTCGTTGCTTTCAGATTGCGGGACACTCTCATCGGTATTCGCATCATCTGTTTGCGTTTCTATAACATCATCACTAATTGTATCATCACCAATCGAAAGATCGAATACATTTTCATCCGAAACGATACTTTCAGATAGGGTTGATTCAGCATTAGTTATCTGTTTTTCATTTTCCATTCTGTTTTACCTCATTTGATTAATTTTGATCAGCGACAAGGTTCTTCTTTATGTTAGATAGCTCGTCTTTTAGACGAGCATCAAATAGTTGAGCGGACGACTTTGCTTTGCCCTCCGCTTCATTAATATGTGTTTTAAATTTTTCTACTTCTAGACGCTTACGTGAATTTATCTCAGCACGTTCAGCCGTCTGTAAATCGCCCTTTAATTTCTTAATTTCTTCTTCAGCAGATTGTAATGCACCCTGCATTTTCTGTATTTCACTTGTGCGTGTAAGTACACCTTCCATATCAACAACTTCAGTCTGCTTTAATACTTCAAATTGGTCAATTAATCCTAATTGATACATTTCCTTGTATCCTTCATACCTAGCCCATCTATTCGACGGAAGTGTGGATGACGAAACAACAATCACATCATACGATCCTGTCGTTACATCATTCATGCGTTCTAGATAATCCCCAGTGGTGTCGTTATATAAATCTTGATTTATCTCAGTAACCTGTGAAATGTTATTAGGGCGTAGTAATTGTATTGTTTTTCTCTTCGTATATATTTTTGGGATCATTTCAACAACACATTTAGCTAGTTCATTAAGAAAAGCTTCCATGTCGTCTACTTTAGATTTCATCCGTCTTTGACCGTACTCATCTATCGCAACCGTACCCTTGTAGGTAGTAGGTGCGGCAGTCGGATCACCCTGCCCTAGTGGGTATACTCCTAAAATGTCATAGATAGATTTTTTTAAATTCTCTACATTGTGATATAATTCATTAGGTAGAGCAATCGGACCAGCTACGATAGGCTGTCCAAACTCAGGATCAAACTCAATAACGGCTGTTCCAGCCTTTCCCCACTGCTCTTCGAGTTCTTTGCGGTTCATTGATCCTTTAGGAATAAAAACTTTTGTATTTGTGCTATTCGATGCATGAGCAAGGATTAACGATGAATATTTATTTATCTGCTCTTGAATCGGCTTTACGAACCTCACATCACTAATCGGATATGGATTACGATTATGGCGGTTCATTAGAGTTACAATTGGATACTCACCTATTTCAAGCATAGACTGATATGCTACTATTCCACCTATAGAAAGAACACGTCTAATTCGCGGTAGTTTATGCGATTTGCACTCATACACAAACCTCTCTTTAGCCTGGAATCGAGTTAACACTTCCGAATAAATAGTATCCATTTGGCTTCCCATCGGTGCTGCTCCAGCTACAGGGATCGTTTCACCTGTTTCAGGGTTAGTGCCAAAATGGTATATTTCACCAACAGACTTCATTAGAGATAGAATCTCCTGTACCTGTTGCTCTTGAACGATATATTCGGGGGGATCATTATTAACATGCATAGCCACAACGTAGCCTTCACCCCACTTCTTATATTCGTCTTCGTTTAAAACCTGTTCTCTTTTTAAAATTGTGTCATAAATATTATGTCTAGTGACCATTGTCTTTGTATAGCGGTCAATAACTTCAAATCTGCGTCTTTCTCCTGACGTTGTATCGTCATCAACTGGAAGAATAGAATGTTCCTCTGGATTTCCTCTATCAGTGGAGGGGTATCGACTCGCTGGGGCTTCCTTCGCCTTAGAGAGCCGTGACTTGAAGGAGGGCATAAACCGCACGACTTGTTCTTCCGTCATCGCTTTGGCTATCATTACATGAGCGGCATCTCTTATATGAGGGTCCCTCGAAGCGGGGTCAATATATAAATCCAGAGGATTTATTGCTTTTACAAAAATCTCTTTATCTCCACTAAGTGGTGCTTTATCAATAAATACTTGCATAGCACCCATACCCTTAACATAATAATCATCAACAACCTGTTTTAATTGGACATTTCCTCTAGAAATTTCCCATATATAGCTCATAAGATCAGAGATAGCGGCAGATATTTTCAAATCTGATGTTTCTCTCGCCGTGGCTTGAAAACGAGGTTTATTCGCTGTCAAGACAGCTTTCGCTTGCTCTACAGCAGGATGTATTTGGTTGTCAATAGAAGGACTTTGACTACGTTTTTTAAGCACTTGGACATGGGCGTTCTTCCATTGCACATTATTCCGAAATTCATCGTCTTCAAGTGCCTGTGTAGCCCATGTACTGCGTGCTGAATGGTAGTCTTCAAGCAACTTTTCTGATTTCTTCGCCTCAGAATGCTGCTTTTGTGTGGATAGAGTTTTAACTCTTGTAATATCTTCAGTTATCATAAATTACCTAATGTAATATATGAACTATTGTTTATATGTCAATACTTTTTTATGATATTTGCCAATCTACCGACGATAAATATTTTTTTGTGTGAGAAGGTTTAGATGATTTTTTAGTATGAAATGGTTTATATACGTTCTTATTCGCATAAAAAAAGCCATCCAACAGGTCATCATGCTTCCCTCTAGGGTACATTAACAACTCATCAATAAAAGCACGTTGATCTTTGTGGATATACACTCTCCCAGACGCAAATAAGGGTTGTAAGGACTCTAAACGATAGCTTTTTGATGATCTTGGGTTTTCTTTAATCTCAACTCCAGGAATATATCTTTCTCTCCGAACATAATCGCGTAACATTTCTTGATACCCTACAGACTCAATCCTTGTTTTTGTCGCCTTATATTTATCATAATTTTTTATGATGGCATTTGCGAGGTCCATAGGCTTGACTCTTTTTCTGAAATACGGAAGACAAAACCGATTATCGTCTTTATCGACACCTACGTTGAATATTACAGAATAATCAGCACTATTAGACGTTGATGATGCAGGATCGACTCCAGTAAAAATATTTATAGGTCTACTTTCTTTTAATTCGACCCCTTCAAGCTCTGTTATCTCCAAATAAGCTTCTTTATCAGTTAATTTGACAGTCCCATCATAAAATTTAAAGTAATCTTCTACGAATAGCTGATCTTCATCGCCTATAACTTGACATAAGCGTTCTTTATAGAATGAACTCACCCTTCCAATATCTTCGAGAGCTGCCTTTTCTTCTAATAGCTCCTTAACCGATTTCATGTCTGCCCATAGTGACGTAGTTACCCCATCTTCACCTTCGATTAGGTATGAATAATGCAAACTTTGCCACGTTTTCATGTCTTTTAGGGTCAATACGAGGCATCTTTGGTGTAATGGAGTACCAATTACCAACATTCTACCTCTTTGAGCATCAAGTGATGGGATCGCTGATTGTAAAGCCCATCTCAGATTCCCTTCCATAGCTTCAGATGTCTTTGTGTTGTTCTCATCTTCAGGATCATCGAGAATAATCAAAGATGGACGTTGCCCTCCAATATTTGTCCCCCTTAACTGCTGTCCCATCCCTTTACAGATGATGGCGGAGCCATCCTTTAGCACTATTTCAGTAGATGCCCACTTTTTAGCACTATGTTGTCCCCAATATCCGAATAATTGACGGAATTCAGTCCCATAATCAAGTGTATCCTTTATAGTTTGCAATAAGTTAATAGCATGCCCCTGTGTTCTTGATACAAGTACCACTACTTTTTTACCTTCATCGAAGAAAATATGATGTAAGGGCTTCAAAATCCCTACAACCATTGACTTTGCGCTACCTCTAGGGGCAATTATATTAATAAATGTTTGTTCTTCGTTCTGTACAGCGTCCGCTATTTCTTGATGAAACTCTGGAGTATCTAAATGAAATACCTTCGGAAGAATAATTTTACCAAATAACAACAGATTGCCACGAAGTTTATTTAATATTTTCGTTTTATCGCTCAAAATAACGACCCCTGTTCGACTCCCTTCTCTTTTTGTTCTTTCTCGACCTTCTTATAATTGCTATCATAATCATATCCGTAATTCGCATATATGCGCTTAATAGCAATATCCTGTAGGTAGCTAGGTGTATTCCGAATCGTTTCATAATCTTCATCAGACAGCTTCGGTAACTTCTTCTTCCGCGTCACTATACTCAACACTATCTCCTTCTATTTTCTCAACCAGTTTTAATTTCTTTTCTTCCTTCTCAATCTGACCTTCTATTGCACTCAACTGATTCATTTCAATAGACTTGGTTATTGCCTGTTTAGGGGGCTTCATGTCCAATAACGATATAAGATTCTCCGCCCCACGCAACATGTTACTAGGATCACTCTTGTTCTTTGCGATCTCTATCGCATTAAATACGACTTCTAGAGCATCCTTTTCACTGAAGTCCTTATCAGCAAATGCCTCTCTTACTTCTTTCTTTATCATACCTTTCCATTCCTTCGACTTTTTTATTTTCTTTATTGCCCACCTATGATCAAGCCCATCTTTTCTGTAATGTAAAGATAGTTCATTGCTCGATAAATCCTTTCCTTCTAAAACACCCTGTACATAAGCCTGTATCATAGCTTGCGCTCTTGGTTGCTTTAGCTCCTTCTCAATCCAAGTTCTCGGCTTTAAACCACCAAAACACTGCTTGTCCCAATAAGGTAAAAAATTCAACTTAGTAGTCTTATAATCAAATACGTCTCCAAATGAAAATCTAAAAAATTTTCCAGTTGCCTTTTTATATTTCTTTACATCCGTACATTTAGCTACAAACCCATCATCCGTTAAGCCCCACTTACCTACATCACACTTACGCCATTCAACGTATTTTATACCCTTCTTATCCGCATCTTCCTGTAAATGCACTTCATGCCATACCCAGTTATTCTGGTTCCCCACTCTTCGTTTAAAACTATACATTGCCCATCCATATTTTTAATTAAAGTATTATGTATTATATACAATACATAAATAATACATATATAAAGATATTATTCCCCTAAAGGGAATAATATCTATCATACTACGTATTAAATACATAGTATATATATATTATATATATATATAATACATATATCCATACGTGTCATTATACTTCATCTGTAACAGTCTCTAAACTTTCATCTATATACTCAATTAAATCTAATATTTCATCATGTGTCTCAAACTTGCTTGATAGCATATCATGCTCACCTAATGCCCGCAATTTATCCATGATATTTGCTATTAAATCCCATCCGTATATACCAAATAAGCGTTTATGCTGATACATCCTTGCTATTTTCATTCCTGCATTCTCCTGTTATTTGGGTGTTAATGTAATACTTTAAGGTTATCCTTGCAAATACTATTATTGTTGGAGTAAATTAAATCTCACTACATGGGTAATTATCAAAAAAATATTATAGAATGCGTGCGGGTTAAATACATCAAACATACCCCCTGTAATTGAGGATTGCTATCTGTGAAAGGGTTGAGTAATCGGGGAAGTAGTTGCCCGTTCGGCGTGCTTCGCACCCCGTCTACGTAAACGTAGCAACCTTTCATACGGCTATCAACATGGTGTTGATGGTCGCCCAAACAATAACACAAAGGATATATTATGACATATGTAAGTGCAACCATCTCACGTTTAGTTACAAAGGATAACCTAGAGACAGGGGAAGAAGTAACTGCCTTCGATAATTCTATAACGCTCGATGAAGCTAAGGCTGGCGATTCGCTTTTCTATGATAGTGAAGAGACAGCATCTCGTGTTCATACCTACTTGGAGACTAAAGGCTTAGCCTTAGCTCATCTAGCGATGGAAGATCAAGAAGAAACCTTCTACGAAGAGACGGGCAACTTTAGAACTTGGATTTGCAGGATCGGATTATTGATCCCAGAAGTTAAGGGATAGCACGGTTTCCAAAGGTGGGACGGCATAAGCCGTCCTGCCTTTGGGGCTTTTATTTAACCGATTAAAATACCTATCCAATCCTTTTAAAACTTATTAATTAAAACGGGAGTTAAAAATGAGACAATTAGAAGTTATATATACTGCTACATCAGGGGAGAGTCCTTTGATTGGCTGGATATTTGAAGATGACTGGCATAATAAAGCCAGTAAAACTATACCAGTGCTATTTAAAAGACAGCGTGGTTTACCTGCATATTGCAAACAGGTAATTCTTAAAAGCTATTTAAAGATTAAAAAAGGAGTTAAAAATGATATACGCAGATAACAATTGTGAATGTATTGAAGAATACGATTTAAAAACTGGTAATCACACCTATACCTTCAAAGGTATATCGGTTGATACTAAAGAAGAGTTAGCTGTTACGGTTAAAGCTGAAGACCTATTTAAATATAGGCAAGGTGAACTAATACAGAAGGCTTTCCCGTACTTGCCAGCAAGTGATAGAGAGTTTCTATTATCGGGATACAGTTTCTGCTACACAGGCAAATCGTTTTGGGTTAATTAATAAGTATTAATTCAGAAGACCTATTCATGGGGTGTTTTTATAAAGAACACCCCTAAAGGAAATAAGAAGGGAGTATTAATAATGTTAGAATCATGGATAATTATAGCTATTTGCTTATTGATGCTGGCGATATTTAATCATCAACAATTAAAACAATAAAAGGAGTAATAAAATGAACCCAAAAGGATATAATCATACACCTGAAGAATATAATTTCAAAGAGTACGAAAATGATGGTGAAAGAATATAATTTCAAAGAGTACGAAAATGATGGTGATATAGTTACTGCTGTGTGCGATATGGTAGCTAAGTTTGCAAGAGTGGAAGCTAAGATTGCCAGTTTGCAAGTTGAAGTAGCACAAAAGATATTAGTGGAAGCTGATAGTCTTAGAGAAATGGCATCTCGCGACTTAGATAAAGAAGGAGAAGAATAATGTTAGAATTAATACCATTTATGTTTTTAGGTGTATTTATGTACGGTGCAACTATTCTAACGTATCATAAATATTGCGCGTACGTACAATACCATAACTATTTATGCGATGCTTGGAATTATATGTATGAATATCCATTTAAAAAAGGTACTAACGGGATTCTGAAAGACTATAAAACACTTAACACTTGGCGTGTTGCTGTTTTACATAATGTTAGGACAGATGATCTAATCAAGTTTATCGATAAAAGCTTCAAAGCTGGTCTCTCTGAAGTAATTAAAAAAGATGAGATATAAAAGGTATTTATTATAACATTTAAAAAAGGTACTAACGGGATTCTGAAAGACTATAAAACACTTAACACTTGGCATGTTGCTGTTTTACATAATGTTAGGACAGATGATCTAATCAAGTTTATCGATAAAAGCTTCAAAGCTGGTCTCTCTGAAGTAATTAAAAAAGATGAGATATAAAAGGTATTTATTATAATCCTCTTGACCTATGGATTCCCAGACTTAACTGGGCAATGTGATGTAGGCTTCGCCTGAAACATTAAACAAAGACATAAATACCATATTAAGGGTAGTTACGGCTAAAACCGCCATTTGTAGGGGTGTATATGATGTTTATATGTTCATATAGGCTTCAAATGAACAGATGAACAATACTTTCACCCCTACTCGTTCGTTAATGTCTAAGGAGAAACTCATCTGGATGAGACGAAGACTAAGCGTGGTCTACCCTTAGTATCTCAAAAAGAAACCCACCAACCAATAAAAGGATAAATATTATGACACAAAGTAAAGCTAATACGGAAAGTATAGAATTAAGCAGGATGCAAGATATGGGCATAGGAGATTTAGCAAATTGGCTAGTTAGAATGATAGAATTGAGCGATAAGCTAAAAACCAAAAGAGTGTTTAAAAAACATAGAATTAATCTTGACTGTAGGATTAATAAGGGATTAGGTATTCTTAAGGATAGATCGTTATGGAAGGACTATAAGTGGAGAAGAATGCTTAACGTAACTCGCAACTGGAAATAAGGGAAGATGAATGAATGAAATAAGTACAGGTATTTTAATTATCGTAAATATCTTTATTTCTGCTCGCTTTAGAAATGAGCGGAATAAGGCTGTTGAGACAGCCGACAGGTGGAGACAAAGTGCATTAGACGCGGTTAGGCAAATGCACGATGTAGAAAAAAAACGGATTACTAGTTATGTACATTAATAAAAAAAGGAAATAAAATGTCACATCAAATAATGAATGACGAAGCTATGTTTAGCGTAAGGAAAACGCCTTGGCATAATCTTGGGACTGTCTTAGATGAACCCCCAACAACAGATGAAGCTCTTGTAGCTGCAAAATTAAATTGGCACGTATATAAAAAACCAAGTTTATTGGAATTTGAAGGTACTTTATATCCAACGTCAACTGTACACACTTACAGAATCGACGAAGATCGAAAACCTGTTATACTCGGAAGTGTTTCAGATCGATATGAAATAATACAAAATCACGAAGCATTTCGTGTATTTGATGAAGTATTATTAGATCACGGATACACTTACGAAACAGCAGGTGCATTAAGAAATGGTGAAATATGCTGGATATTAGCAAAAGGTCCAACTACGACTCTTGCTGGTGATGATGAAATAGAACAATATACATTGTTGACTAATTCTCATGGCGGAAGCTTAGGATTAAGTCTTATCCCTACTACTGTGAGAGTTGTATGCGCTAACACGCATGCTGTTGCAATGGGTAGAACTAATGTTAATTCGGGATTCTATTTAAAACACACGCGAAATGTCAAAGATCGGTATGAAAAAGTAATCAACTTGCTTCAAAATGCTGAAGGAAGTTTTGATACCGCCGTTAATTCGTATAATCGATTCAATGATGTTAAAATGGATAATGATGAAGCTATAAAGTACTTCGAATCAGTTATACCATCTTTAGCGATCCGTGATGAAGTGTTATACACTAAAACCAATAGATTGTCGCCAGCACCTACCCTTGCAACGAAGAAATTCGAACTCTTGATGGCTAATTTCCGTCATGGGAGCGGTAATCGTGGTGAGACGCTCTGGGATGCATTTAATGCTATCACAGAGTTTGTAGACCATGACTGGTATGATGCTAATTTATGGACTATTGGATTCGGTGAAGGACGAAAAATAAAGAATGCTGCTTTTAGTAATGCAATCGATGTGGCGGATGAGCAACCGCTTTTCTTACCTCCGACCAATTACTCAGCATAAAGCAAAAAACAATATCAAGTTCTTTGTCGTAAGTTTAACAATATATCGTTATGCGATAAAGGACTTGATATTTAAGTTTATTTAAATTAACATAAATGGTTACATGGAAGGAATATACCGATGTTTGAATATAGAAAAGCCTTTGATTTGAACCCTCAAATCCTATTGATGTACGGCTCACCAAAAGTAGGTAAAACTACTGCATTAAGTCAAATAAGTCAAGATTGTCTCATTATAGACACAGAATGCGGAGCTAGAAAAGTCGATGGGGTTATTACAGAAGCAAATAATCTAGAAAACCTAAGACAAATTATTGGAGTACTATCTGATAATTTTCTAACGAAGCAATATAAGTATATTGCTTTAGATACGATTCATAAAATCGTTGAATGGTGTGAAGATGATGTAGTAAGAGAGCATAACGCAGAAGACCCAGCTAATCCTATTAAAGTATTTAGCGATTTAGGGTTTGGTAAGGGTTATGCTAAACGCGAGCAAAAAGTGAAAGATATTATATATGCTTTCAAATCATATTGCGATTATTTAATCCTTGTAGGGCATAGAAAAATAGCATCACAGCTTGATAATGGATTGGTTGATCCGTCATCTCTTGATCTATCGGGTAAATTACGTAATACTATTTTCGCTATGTGTGATGCAGCAGGCTATGTCCATTGGGATGAAAATCAAAACCTCTGTATCTCTTTTAAGAGCGATAATGGTAATGTCGAAGCAGGAAGCAGATGTGAACATCTGAAGAATAAAGACATCCCCTTAAAATGGTCTAATATCTACCTACCGAAAGATATTAAACCTAAAGTTAATCCAAATCCAACGAAAAAGGTAAAGCGTATACCTAATAAGAATACGCAAGTTAACAAAAAAGGAATAAGTTAAAAATGGGACTACTAGAAACAGGCTTTAAAAAAGGAAATCACAATGGAATCGGCGATGGATTTTTCGCGAACAATGTTACTATTACAGATGCGAAAGATGTAAGCGGGAAAGAAATAACACTACCTAACGGGACAGTGTTATTTAAGCAAGATTGTGGTGTCCAGTTAACATACACGGATAATGATAACCCTAGTATAGGTGCTTTCAACATTCGAATTGGCGGTAATCTAAAACGCGATGAACAAACCAATACAGTTATTGGAACTGGTTCTGCGTTTAAACTGGAAGTATTATTCGAATCGATTGAATATGATCAAAAGATTCTTAACGATGATTATTCAATCAAAGATGAAGCGATAAAAGCATTAATCAATTCAGAGATAACGCTCTTAGCTTACCCAAATAATAAAAATAAGACCACTAACTGGGATATAGTGGGAACCAATGGAAAAGAAATGAAAAATGCATTTCTAAATCAAAGAATGAAGCCTAAGAATTATCAACCGCAGAATTCTGGTGCATTGTCACATGAGACGAATGGTGTAAGGGTTACATCTAATGCCCCGTTCTAAAAACTCAGACATAATAATAGATTGGCTCAAGACATTTCCTTCGGGAGGTGTCTTGGTCAATGCGGAAGTTCCTATAGATTTAAAGAAGTTCGGCGAACTATTTTATTTTAAAAATACGTCAGTTGATACATACAGTCGATTATGGAGAAAAATCAGAAATGAAACAGATTTATTATCCCGTAACGGACTTAAGCTCATTGAAAAAGGAAGCGGAAAAACGAAAATATGGACTCTGTACAAAAGTATGTAGAAGTAGCAGTAGGATCAGTAGCCAATAGGCATATAATTGTCCCTGCTAATGATGTTCATAATTTCTTACAGGCAGAAAAAGAACTATATGTTAGTTATTTTTCTTACAATGAAGAAATTCTAGAACACATGAAAGTGTATAAAACCGTAAGGTCTTATAAAGGTATGCATTATTTACGGCATATCATATTTGATATTGATAAAAAAAACCTTAAAGACGAAGCTATGCTTGATACAGTTCGATGGTTTATTAACGACAACCTTAAAGATGAATGGGGCTTAGAAAACGAGCATATACAGCCGTTCTTTAGCGGACGTGGGTTTCACCTACACTGTACAGACTTCTTCGGTTTTGAGCCAAGTAAGAAGCTTCCATCTGTCGTTAAAGCAACATTGAATGAGTATTTCGATTTACCTGATGATATATATAATCCCAACAGGTTAATTCGTGTAGGATCATCATTTAATATGAAATCGGGGTTATATAAATGCCCCTTTACAATAGATGAAGTTATGAGCTTGACTATTGATGAAATTAAAATGATAGCAAAAACCCCGCGTGAAGATTTTAATGATTACGCTAGTCTTCCAAAATTTGATAAATGTTTTACGAAGGAAATAATTACCCCAGTAAAAGATTTAACAAGAGAGCGGTCTGTTATTAAGGATGATCCAACTGGTGTTGTGACTTGTGTTCAGAAGATATTTAACGAAGGACCAGTACAGGGTAGTCGACACTTAAAGATGTTACGAATGATTAGTTCATTTAGGAGACATGGTGTGCCGCGTGAAGGTATTTATGATATTATGTCATCGTGGGCTTCAGAATTTGAGCCTTATGAAGTAAAACGCACAGTTGATGGAGTATTTAAGCATGGGTATCGTTACGGTTGTAATGATGAAATAATGAATAAGTACTGTGATCAAAAATGTGTGTTTTATAAACGTAAAGATTATACACTTGACCTGAAATCATCTAAGCAATTAGAAGAAAGCTTTGTTAATTATATTAGAGAAGACTTAACTAAAAAGTCTTTCAATATAAAGAACATTTGGACTTCTGCTAGTTCAGATTGGATAGTTAGTCCAGGTCAATTTGTTTTAATTTACGGAGACACAGGTGCAGGCAAAAGCTCATGGGTGCAGAATCTTGTATATGAATCTGGACTAAAAACGATATTCTTATCGTTGGAAGTTGATGAATACACAACATATAGACGGTTTGTACAACTGGCACATGAAATGACTAAAGAAGAATCAATTAGTTACTATCAATATAACGATAACGGATTGTCAAATAAATTATCCAATATCAGAGTATTAACGATAGCTCCTACATTGAAAGCGGTAGAGCAACTTGTCGCTCAAGAAACACCTGAAATATTGGTTGTTGACACTACGGATGAAATCTTAATCGATGGAGTGCGTGGCGAAATTGAAAGACAAAATCATGTTGCTTTAGTTTTAAAAGAACTTGCCCAACGTCATAAGATGATTGTGATCGGTGTTCATCACCTATCAAAAGAATCATCTAAAAGACCTATGGACATAGGAGTCCATAGCGGGAAAGGGTCTTCATCTTTTCCACAAAAAGCCGATAAAGTAATTGCAATAAACGGCATAGCTGGAGAAAGAAGACGAGTAGTAAAATCAGTAAAGTCGAGAGACGAACAGAATTTTCACATCGCTCTTGACTTCCATTACGAAACATACAGATTCAAGGAGGCTTTATGAAGATTATAAAATCATCTTCTATTGACATGGAAAATGGCAAAGCTTGCGGGGTCTGTCTGTTATCTGGCTTACTGTCTTTCGAATTCGTATTCCTTAAAGAAAAATATTATAATCTATCTTTCTCTATGAGGGTATACGGAGCAGGCATCAGTCTAACTATACATATATAAAGGGTATATGATGATAAAAACAGGAATAGTAAAAATAACACTAGAGGAAAGCGAACTAAAAGAGATTGACGGCATTGATTGTGATGTCCGAGTTGTGGATTTTGTAAAGAATCCTGATGAAGGCACAGAAGTCGCAAATGACGGTAGGCACGCTTTAATTACGGAATATTCCTTCGGAAATAGTAAAAAGGAGTACGATTTTGGTGACGGCTATGATTGCTGTTGTCAAGTGTCGTAAAAGATTCAAAAGATATGGATGGCTTCTTATATAGGAGCCATCCATGAAAGAGAAAGGACGATAATAATGTCTAGTCCAAGTAAACAAAAAGGTAATCGCTTCGAAAATGAATTAGTAGCCTTAGCGAAGGAGTTGGGATTAAAAGCTCAACGTGCGTGGGGTTCTAATGGTAAAGCCATGGGCGAACATGAAGAAGTGGACTGTAAAATAGAAGAATATACAGTGCAAGCTAAACGTAGAAAAAAAATAGCTTCATTTTTAAAGTGTGAGCATACAGATATAGTAGCATTCCGAGAAGATCGCGGAGAGACTTATGCTTTAATGCCGTTTGATATATTTTTAGAGATGTTAAAGAAAATAAAAGGATAATGAGTTGGAATATTCTAAAAATGGTTTAGGTGAAACCAGTATTGGGATCACAGACCTCAAAAAGAAACTTGATAAAACAATTCTAGCCACTAAAACAAGTACTGAATTAGTAAAACTCCTTAACGATGGGCTGCATAAAAGAACAAAAGTATGGGTTAAAAAAGTAATCTATGTATTAGCACTACACGAAAACGCTGTTGCTAATAATAAATAAATGTACAACAAAATGTATTATACAAAGGGGCTGTGAAGCCCCTTTGTTGTAAAAGAAAGAAAATGGATGATGA